AGGAAGTAATAACGGCAGAATCTATCCCTTTGAACTTTCCAGCATCCATTTGCTTCTTTTGTGCTGAAGCGATTGATTCCAATGCTTTCGTAGCATCATCCTTTTGCTTGGTCCAATAAGCTTTATCCGTTTTAGTCTCTACTTTTTTGCTAACCCCACTACCTTGTAAAGCTTTCAACTCCTTTTCTTTTTTAGAGAGTTGATGTTGTTTTGCATCAAGTAACCAAGCGTTTGGGGACCAACCATTATTTTCTTCTTGTTCTTTCTCTACGAGTGATTTTAACTCTGTAATCTCAGACTTTAATGTATCAATATTGCTTCGAAGAGAAACTATTTTTAATTCTTTTGGTTTTGCTTTCTCTTTTGCTTCTTTTTGAATATTAAGAATATCATCAACTCGTTTTTGAGCAACTTTCAGTTCCTCTTCTGCTATTTTTTTCTCTTCTTGAATCTTTTGAATAACAGCCGCTTTTTGAGCACTAGGAGATTCAGCCTGTTCTTTTGTAGCTTTATTAAGACGTGAATTAATTGAATTAAGTTCATTTTGAGCTAATACGAGATTAGTCTTTGCCCCTATTCTTTCTCTTCTATTTATTTCATCATTAATTTGTTTGTTCAAAGAAAGATGATCCATGAGTTTCAATGTCTCAATATCCATATTAGAGAAAACAGTTGGCATTAAAGCTTGAAGTTGCTTATATGCTTTAACTTTATCATAT